TTTCTCATGTCGGATGGACTCTTTATAGTGCCGTCTCTTCGTCCTTGTAATACAGCTTGATACGCACTCCAATCATTACTTGTTCCAGACATCGCTGATCCAGTATGATACCCTAGATTAGTCCACATATCTTCTGCATCGGAAGCAGCATTATAAAACCATTCTTGATCAGGATCATAATATGGCGTAACCGGACAATCTCCTGTTGAACATCTATTTATAAAGTCTTGTCCACCTTGATCTTGTATATATTGCTCATAAACTGATTTCTTTCCTTTCTTTTGATTAACTGCTGAATTTATAGATCGCAATCCCGCACTAGCAGCAAAGGTAGCCCCTCCAATAGCTAACGCATTTTTAAAATCTGGATTCCTAACATTTGGATTAAATCTAGTTAAATTAAGATTTAAAGGATTATCTGTAGGTGTTATATTTGTACTTAAACTAAGATTTGGCTTCTCCTCCTCTTCCTCCTCTTTTTCTCCTCCTGTATCATATTTAAATCCTCCTTTTTTATATTGTCCAGGTTTAATAATATTTCTTTCTGTAGCACTTGGTGGAAGATCTCCTGGAATTTTACCTCCTAATGCAGGAGTACCTGTTGGAGGAGGTTGTTGTTGTTGGTCAGATTGTTGAGATTGTTTTTGAATTATAGCTTGCTCAATTAATTCATATATAGGACCATCATAGCCTTTAGCTATGGCACTTTTTATAATCTCCATTTGTTCTTGTGAACTCAGCATTATTTATCAGAAGATTTTTTTGATTCTTTAGATTTTTTTATATCTGCTTTATTTTTAGCTCTAGCTATTCTTTCTTTAGATTTTGTTTCTTCTCTTTTAATAGTCGCTGAATCTCTATTAGTTTGAGATTTACCTTCCATCTCTCTAGCTTTAATATCAACTTCTCTTTCTTTAATATCTAATTCTCTCATACCTTTAGCTAAATTCAATTGAGCATTAGTATCATTATCTCTAGCATGTATCATAGCAATTTGAACTTCTCTATCTTTTTCTTTATTAGCATCTTCTCTCTGCATTTTTTCTTTTTCTGCTTCAAGTTTAGCTGCTTCCATTTGTTGTTGAGCTTGTTGTTGTTGCTGCTCTAATGCTTGTACTTGTTTTTCAGCTAATTTAATCTTAGCTTTAATCTGAGTGAAACTAGATGAATCAAACATCTCAGTTATTGTAGATGCTGGCACTCCATTTTGAATCATAGATTGTGATAAAGCTTTAACTGCTTCAAGTTTGTCTTGTTCTTTACCAGAATCAGATACAAATATTCCATATTCAGCCTCCATATGCTCCATACTATTTAAATCTAAAAAGTCTGTAGTTCCATCGTTCATCATATACATAGTTTTCTTTCCAGACAACCAAGCCTCTTTAGAATAATCAAGTAAACTTTGTAAGTCTCTTTGCTCCATTCTATTAAATTTACGGAATAAATCTTCTGTAATATGAGAAGACTGTACAATAGCTTGTTGTGAAGTTGCTTTACCTTCATAACTACCAACTTGTCCTTGTCTTTGCCTATTTACACCAGACAGTTTCTCCCATTCCTGCATAATAGATTCTAATAAAGCAATATATTGTTCTATTGTTTTAATAGACATATCCATAACAGATTGATGTTGTGGATTTAGTTGTATTCCTTCTTTATTATAATCAACCCAAGCAATACCTGTCCCCTCAACATAGTACATAAATTTATCCATATCCCACTTTTTAGGGATCATATTAATATCAAACGATGCAATAATATCTTTACTCTTTGCAATAGCAAGTTCTAATCTATATTTATATATATTATAGTTTAATTGGTAGGGTATACCTAACTTTACTAAAGATATATTAGAAGCGTTCAAGTTAGAGTATCTTATACCATTAATAGGTAGTTTACAGGTAGACATATTATCTAAAGAATTTCTTTGATTAACTACAGGATGTATTTTAACATACATTCTTCCATCTATTCTTGTTCCTTCCCATACTTCATTTACCCACTTCCAAGTTACTTTAGCTCCCACCATCCTAAGTTCGTTAGGCATCTTCCATCCATCCTCTACTACTTTTTCCTCCATAGCTCCTGTTTGGGGATCCATAAACTGTAAAAATCCAATTCTTTTTCTAGACTTCCAATACACTTGTGTAACTTCTATTAATCTATTTCTATATGAATTTGCATCTTTATTCATAGAATTAGTATATAAGAAGTATGAATCAGATTCAGAATGTCTTGGCTCTTCTAGCTCTGTAATTTGTTGTTCTGTTAAATATTCATAAAAAATATCAATCACACTAGAAGCATGAACGTATTTACGAACTAAAGCCCAATCTCCATCTTCTACGAAATCTAAATCGGGATCAAGATCATAGTCTACATCTAAAGGATTTAATACCTCATAAAAAGGTTCACCATTTCTAACTCCTCTATGAGTATATACTTCACCTGCTACTAGAAAATGAAACCATGCTTTTTGAAACTTATCATGTAATTCTTGACTATGCATAATATAGTCTAAAGCTCTTTGACCGTTAATAGCTCTATTATCTACATAAGAAGATTCGAATTGGTCTGCTATATGTTGAGGTAATTGAACTTCTTGTTCTTCTCCTTCAAAATTACCAGTTTTAATTAACTCGTTAGCAAATTGCTTTTGAAAATTTTGATAGATCAAATCGCTTTTGGCTTGTTCTTTAGCAGAAACTGTATCTGCATTTTGTACTGTAACAGTGAAATTGAGAGGCCTTTTGGATTTCTCGCCTAATAAAAGGTCAACGATAGGTTTAATTATGGGATAATTACGCATCTGAGAAGGGAAGTTACTACGGCTCTTACCATAAGGTTGTAGCACATATTTGTAATCCGCCTCATCAATTACACCGTTATAGTATTCATATAATTGTTGTAAAGATTCTTTTCTATTACTTCCAGAGCTACGCCCTGAATTGGAAAGATCTATATAAGCTTCAACACAGGCTTCTTTCCATTTTTTTGTCTTTTTAGATATAGGCAGTTTTTGCCTAGGTATTTTATCGTATCCCATAGTTTACAAATTTACTTAAATTTACCTTTGTTTTTATTATAAGGTTGAATATTACTCTTAGTATTATAAATATAGCACTATAAATAGTTACAAATATCATATAAACTGTATTTTAATGTGAGTTCTTCACCTTCATTTATCTTTTTTATTGTCTTTAGTCTTTTATAGTCGTCGTTTTCATCTTCAATTAATTCACAATTAGGTTCTTCATGATGGTTAATGAAGCCTCCTAATGGTGTTCTAATATAATCATGTTGAAAATTTGGATCATACACATGACTTATACCTATAACCACCTCTCCAGGAATATCTTCTTTAGCGAGAATCCCAGCTCCATGAATTTGTGACGGACCTATTGCTAAGTATTCTGGTAGAGGGGTATAAGGTTCTTTTTCTTTACATTTATTCATATTAATAATAATTTTGGTCGAACCACTTATCTGCAGCTCTGTCTTCTAATACATCTTTTACTTCTGCATTATATAATTCTCTAGTGTGATACATTCCAATCATAAACGCCATAACTCTATCAAAGTTACCTGAATGATTAAATTTAATTAACTCTGTTAATAATGCAGGATCATAAATCTTATGCAAATTTAACAATTGTTTTCCATTTTCGTCTGTTCTTCTTACAGTATTTAACCAATCTCGTATATATATTTCTCCCTGCCTCTTTCTTGCTTCTGTCATATGCATACCATATTGACGCTTTACAGTCTTAGATCTTAGCTCTCTTTTATCTAACATCTCAAATTCTTCTTGTAGTTTATGCAACTTTCTATATCTTTTTGCGTATGCTATAACCTCACCTCGATCATTCTCAAATCCTATTTTACATCCATAATAATCAGCTAATAAAAATAAATTTCTATTATATTCATCTTGTGTTTTAGGTCTACCTACATATGAAGCAACAACAATATCATCAGGTTGTGATATATTATTTGGTCGTTTTAATACATAAGCAGCACCTAGAGATGAACTATCTGCAGATTGATTTTGTCCATATGGATCATGACAGATCACATACATATTTAATGGAACTTGTTGACTCTGGTTTCTATACGGAGCCTCATAAATAACTACAGCTCCTGTTGTATCATCATCTTTTCTATGTGGAAATT